TTCAACAATAACTTTGTTGCATACTATCGTGCCCACACAGCACACATAAACATTATGGGTCGTAACTTCCGTAGCGACCATAAACTATTAGAGGGTGTCTATGAAAGACGACAAGCACAGATAGATATTCTCGGAGAACTATTACGCACATTAGATGATTATATGCCTTGTGAAATACAAGACGTATTAAATCAAAGTGAAATAGGCACAGGCATTTTTGAAGAAGATGCAGATGGATTTTTAGAAGGAGTTAAAGATGATTTGGAATTACTTAAAGGAACATACGAAGAACTTATGGTTATTGCTGAAGACGAAGGTCACAAAGAAATAGCCAACTACGCACAAGACCAAATATTAGATTTGGCAAAGAGTATTTGGATGCTTTCATCAACATTAAGTTAAGGAAATAATATGGCAATAAAGATACAAAAACAACCAGTAGCAGGTGTAAAGCCTACATCATTGTTTAGTTCGTTGCCTGCTCCAGTTAGTCGTCCTGCACAGAGATATGTTCCACCTCCCCCAATGAGAAGACCTATTCCTCAACCACAGATGAATAGACCTATGCAGTCTGGAATTACGCTTAGACCGCCTACGGGATTACCACAACAAACTGTTGCTCCTACTGGCTTACCAAATGTAAATCAAATAAACACTGGCTTACCAAATATAAATCAACAGCCTACTGGATTGCCCCCTACGCAAATGCAAATGCCAACTCCGGCAGTTACGCAACCAAGCGCATCAATGTTTGCGCCACAAATGCAACAACCAATGCAACAAATAGATCCTAGTTTAGCGCAGATATCAGGAGGTCCTTATAATCCTCCACCAATGCAACAACCTGCAATGGATACTATGATGCCTCCGCAAATGCAACAACCAATGCAACAACCACCAAGTCCATTCGCTAATGAACCGGGTCGTGATAGTAATGGTATGTTGATTCCAGGATATGGTCAACCACCACCAGGCACGTTTTTATCACAACCAGTAGATAGACCAGTAGCAGGACCCATAGCACCTGATTATCAATATAACAGTGATAACACTATGCGTTCAATAAGAGGAATGGGTCCAGACAATACACCGTCTTATCAAAGTCAGCAGTTTGATCCAATAACAGGACAATATGGTATGCCTGATGGCACTGGTGGAAGATTTCTACCAGGATTAAGTATAGGTTATTAAGCTATTAACTTTGGAGTGAATCCCTACTAGGCTCAGCAGATAGTTTCTTATAAGCATAACTACCACGAACATCATAACCGTGTTTTTCGTGTAGTTTTAGAAATGATGATTGGTCTTTACGCATTGTGGTAGAACAGATAATACGAACCTGAGCCAAAGTAGCAAAGGCTTCCCACAAGTGTAACATATCAATAACTAACTTGACTCTTTCTCTAGGAGATAATGTTAGTGATAGATGTGCCATTTTGATGATGACCATTTCATCATCACTCCAAGGTGAATGTTCGCCTGCTTTGGCCCAAGTGTAAGCAACTATGTTGTTTTCACTGTCCACTGCAACTGATAATAGTTCAGTTGTAGGACTATAGAATTGATTGACGACAGCAAAGGTAATGTTACGACTATACGCAACGGGATCTGGGGTAAAGATAGTGTCTATCTCTGTTTGAAAGTGGTCTACAGCCATTTTTACGATATGTGGCACATCTAAGCCAGTGCAGGGTCTCCAAGTATAAGTCATTTCTATTCCTTTGTGATAGTCTATTTAATATTAGAAAAATAAGGAAGATAAATACTTTATGGAAAAGACAACTACAACAGTAAAGAAAGCCAAGGGCGGTGCTCGTCCAGGTGCGGGTCGTAAAAAAGATGGTCGCAATCAACTTAGTGTTGGTGGACTATTAGAAATGCTAGAAATCAAAGCAGGTGGAAAGCCCTACGAGGAACTACTTGTAAATGATTTCTTATTAGCAAGACAGAATAACGACAGTCAGTTAATCATTAAATATCACAACTTGATATTAAACAAAGTAATGACTAATATGGCTAAGATTGAAGTAACAGATAGCAGTGATAATATTGAGGCTAAGAAAGTTGCATTTGCAGAAGCATTAGCCAAACTAACTGGTTTAAGTAAAGAATAAATAGTATTATGGCTACTAAGAAAGTTAAATTAAGTGTTGGCAGAGGTGAGAAATTACCTGTAAGCAAAGGCGCTGGATTAACTGAAAAGGGTAGAAAGAAATACAATCGTGCTACTGGTAGCAATTTGAAAGCACCAACTAAAAGTGGTCCTAGACAAAAAAGTTTTTGTGCTAGAAGCAGTAGTTGGGATGGTGAAAGAGGCAAAGCCGCAAGAAAGAGATGGGGATGTTAAAATGAAGAACGGATTATATGCAAATATAAACGCCAAGCGTGATAGAATAAAAGCAGGCTCTGGTGAGAAAATGCGTAAGCCAGGCACTAAAGGTGCACCAACAGCGAGTGCTTTTAAGCAATCACTAAAAACAGCAAAAACAACAAAAGGGAAAACAAAATGAAACATGAATCAGGAATGAGTTACGCAGGCTTCAGTGGCCCTGGCTATAGTCGCAACAACTCAGAAAAGGTATTAGTTAACAAGCATTCAGGTACAATGAATGATGGAGCACTAATCAACAAAGGTCGAGGCCCTACAGGTGGTGGCACAGCAATGCCTGTATGCGGTAAAGAAATGTTTACAGGCAAACCACAAGTTCGCCAAGCAGTTAGTGATGGGAAAACAACAGCAATGCCAAAAGTTGGTAAAGAAAATTTCAACTATGGTCGTGGCCCAACTAAAGGTAATCAACTATGAACACTAATAACCCTCAATCAAAATCAAATCAAAAGCGTGGCCCCACAACAGGCAACGCAGGCACACCTAGTAAACGCAACGCATTCATGGATGCCAAGTCTACTAGTTCAAGTGAGAAATCAAAATTAGCAACCATGGTCACAGACGCATTAGAAATGCGTGGTCGTGGTATGAAACCATATGTTAATCCAGCATTAGAAGGATTACACTCAAATACAGGCCCTAAAACTAATCCAACAAGTAATGGATCAAGATTGTCAAGCAAGTATAAAAAACCTACAACAAAAGGTTAAGTTAGTTAAATAAGAGTGGGCATTGGGCCCGCTCTTAACATTGAAAGGAAAAGAAATGCCAATTAACAAATCAACAACACCCGAACCTAGTCCTTGGGAAGATGAAGCAATTTCATCAGTAGCACCTACAACAACTCCCGAGCCAACAAAATCAAAAAAAGTAATACATGAAAGTAAAACAGATAAGTTGTTATTACAATCTACTACTATAGAATTTGATTTAGAAGGTTTAATGACCGATTTCCCCACAGCAAAAGAACTTGAGCGTTTTGTATACGATCAAACTGGTGTTGTATTAAACTTAAAAGGTCGTGCGAATAAACTAAAATATCAAATTGCAATGGATGTACTTAATGGAGAACAAGTAAATGTTGCCTACACTGGAAGTGAAAATCCATATGTAGAGAAAAGCGAACTGATTCCAACTGATCCAATCAAACCTACTCCAGATCGTGATAAATCATTACCACAACACAATGAATTACAAAACACATTCTATGTGCCTACATTTCCTCATCCAGATGCAGAAGCAAGGGCACAAGATAAGAAATGTCATATGATATTTCGCAAGTATAAAAATGGTATGATTAGTTATGAAATATTAGGTCCATTAAGTCAAAAGCCCTTTGGTGAAAAGATTGACAAGTATGGTCGTAATAGACCAGAAATTATTAAATGGATTGATCCACGAACTGGCGAACAAGTTGCTGTGCGTGAAGATGGCACATTAACACCACAAGGTAAACGCCTTCGTGGAACTATGTTGACATATCGTGTTAACAACAGCAATCAATGGAATGTTTGGGTTGACCGTGAGTTCGTATCACTTAATAGCGATATCGCACACAATCCCTGGGATCTTTCAAAATGATGGACGCTAGAGACAGTGTTATTCGTCAAGCACAAGAACAAGTAAAGGTTAATGAAACATTAATCTTACAAAAGATTAACGCAAGTCATCGTGTGGCTTTTGCTGAAAAGTTCCCCGGTCAATGTGAACACATATTACGACTACTAACAGAACGACTACAAGCAGGTCTTGATAAGCGTGATGGTGTAGTGTTAGATGATCCAGATACTTGGAAACTTAATCCTACAGAACTAAAAGATGTTAGTCAAGCATTAGAAGCAATATACTTTGTTCATAAAGACTTAAAGGTAAACTAATGCTAAGTGAAGATGTTCTAATGGCGAGAGCATTGCGATATAGTGTGGATGAAAACAATCTAACTATAGATGCATTGAAAACAATACCAGGTCCATTAAAAACAAAACTAATGGATTTGAGTATTGAGATTGCTGAAGATATGAGATATCATCAACTTAAATATTTCAGACCATTCAAACATCAGTTTCAGTTCTTCAAAACAGGAACTAGTGAGCGTAGAGGTATTCTTGCCGCTAATCGTATTGGTAAAACAGTATCAACTTGTTTTGAAACAGCATATCACTTAACAGGATTATATCCTGAATGGTGGGAAGGTCATCGCTACAGTGGCCCTATCACAGCAATGGTTGCTGGTGAGGGATGGAGTCAGGTAGCGTTAGTATTACAAAATGAATTATTAGGAACACAGGATGTCAAAATATCTGAAAATCTTGGATCTGGTGCTATACCACGGGAGTGTATTATTACTAATACTATGCGTAATGATGGGGCAAACTGTATTGGAGTTGAAGTTAGGCACAAGTCTGGCGGTAATAGTTATTTGCTATTTGCCAATTATACGCAAGAAGTTAGGCAGTTACAAGGATTCAAACTCAACCTTGCAGTCTTTGACGAACAACCGCCGGACGACTTCTTCAGTGAAATCGTTACCAGGACCGCGACAACGCAAGGTAAGGTTCTATGTTCATTCACGCCATTAAAAGGATTGAATGGATTAGTAAGTAAGTTCTGGAACAAAGAAGAAGGTTACGAATACATTCGTGTTAGTTGGGATGATTGTCCTGAGTATGATCCCTGGGGCTTGCCATTCTTATTGAATGCAACTCGTAGACAACTTGAGCGTGATTACTTACCGCACGAACGAGAGGCTCGTATTGCTGGTAAACCGGTTATGGGTAAAGGTGCTGTGTTTCAAATCAACAACTGGCCTACATATAAGACGGGTGAAATTGATTTCACACGATTGCCAAACATACATAGAGTTATTGCACTTGACTTAGGATTAGTCAATGATAAAACAGTTATTAGTTTAATATATTGGGAACCATATGAGCGTGTTGCTTACTTACATAGACAAATCATTGTGCAGGGTATTGAAGAAGCAGTCCCCACTCAGTATATCAATCATCTCCTTCGTCCTGAAGTGTTTGGTACTCCTATTGTTTTACCTGCTGACGCAAACACTAGTGGGAGATACACGATGAGTGCAAGTAGTATTAGAGAACTGTTTGAGAGTTATGAACTAAATGTCTATGAGAAAGCAATAATGAACCCGCCTGATGCTGAAGGCCGCACAACTAATCACAAGAGTTATGGCATCAATCAAATGCGTCAAATGTTAGAAGTGGGAAGTTTAATGGTCAATGAGAACTGCACAAACTTTCTAAGTGAAGCACAAAACTATTTTGTTGACGAGCGTGGTAGATTTAGTGATCCAGATGATTGTATTGATAGTTGTCGTTATGGAATACTTGCTTGCTTGCAAGGAATAGCAGAGCCCTGGGATAATCGTAGTTCTCAACAAAGAATGTTAGCACAACGAGACAGATATGTTAAACGAGATGATAGCAATAAACCTGCTTGGAAGAAAAACTTTTCAGCAAATTAAGGAATAATATGAATAGTAAATTTTTAGCAACAGTAGAAGATAATCTTCCTACAATAATGTGTGAAAAACACGCACAGATGTTTGAGAAGATGATGATGATAGCAGAAGTTCCACATACCATCTATGAAATGGAAGATGAGGACTCAACAGAGTTAGAATGTCAGGCCTGTAATCTTAAAGATACAGTAGATGAAATGAACAGACCTAAAATCATCTTGCCAGGAGATTACCATTGAGCTACATAGTATCAGCATTACCACCAATCAAATGTTTTGTTAAACGTGAGTTTTTATATAACTTTCAAAAAGGACACGGAGAACTAGAACCTGCAATATGGGTCAGTCTAAAAGCATTACGTGGGCAAGTGTTTCGCATTGAGAGTTTATTGCCCAATTACGGAGCACTGTACGATAAACTACCTATACACGCTTATGTATGGAAAAAAGACCACACAGGAACATTGCCTATTGATATGTTGCAACTATGGGACTGTATGGGTTATCGTTTTACTATTATAGAAAAGATAGGATTACGCAATCTAGGTGTAAAGTTTTTAGGCAAAGACAAAGAATGGCACTATGGTAACTATTTGTTTACAGTAGATTTTTGTGCTGATGGTATGGATGTAGATACAGGCTTTACTGAAGTTGCCGAAGAACACAAATCGTTTAACTTCATTAAGTTAGAGAATGGACAGTTTGCTTGTCAACCTAACAATCGTTGCTTGTGGTACGATCAAAGTTTAATTTCTAGTGAAACTAAGTTTCCTGATTTTCAAGCGGCTCAACATCTATGGACTGTAGATGGCACACGCAAATGGAGTGCAGGAGATGATTGGTTCTATAACATTGAAGAAAGAAAGTCGTAATGACAGCGAGGTTAAGCCAAAGACTAAATAGTAGATACTAAAGGTAAAACCCCCATTATGTTAGATATCAAAAAT